AGATTGGATTGGTGATAAAAGCCATTATCATTGCTTTACCAACACCAATTATTCCTTTTGCTAATCCACCAGCACCAATTTCACCAGCCATAAACTTTTCTTTAAGTCCGCCTAGTTGTTGTGAAAAATTACCAAGATTAGTTTTTTCTACTTCCTTTAAACTTTTTTTAGTGTCCTGTAAAGCATCTTTAACATCATTTAATTCTTTAACACTATTACCAGTATCAACTTCTATAACAACTTTTTTAATTGTATCAGCCATTTTATTTTATTATTTTCTAAAAATAAAAAGAAATGTTCTCTTTATTTGTTCTTTTTTTTCTTTCCAAGTTTTCAATTTATTTTTACCTTTCGCAATTTCAATTGAATTATTTACTCCATACCATTTATCAGTTTGTAATGTTAATAGTATTTGATGTATCATTTTCATATTGTTATTAATTTTATTTTTGTATAACCTGTTTTCATATTCATAGTATATTCTTTTATCTCATAATATACTCCATTCACAATCACTATATCATATACCTTTATATTGTATAATATATTAAATGGAAGTATAAAATCTAATTGTGTTTCAAATCTTTTTTTATTATTATCACTAAATAATTTATTAGATATAACATTAAAATCTACATTAGAGACATCATAATCACTAACATAATCCATTTCAGTATAACCTGTTAAACTACTTTGTAAATTATACTTATATGTTATACCAGTTTTCATAGTATCTTTATAGAATAAAAGAAAATCACTTTGAACTGGTGTTAAACTTTCATTTAATTCACTATGTAATGGTATATCTGTGGTTGCGAGTATTTGATTATTACTATCAGTTTTATTTAATAATGTATATGGAAATGTTGAAAATCTACTAATATATGATAGTTTATCTATACCTACATCATACGAAAAATTGGCGTATAGTTCTCCATAATTAGTTTCTCCATCATAAGTATATACATCACCATTTATTATACCCTGTTTATATGCTATATTATTTATATCTTTACCTTCTTTGAACTTATAGTTTATTATTTTATATTTAGGTTCATTATTATATGAATAATCATTTATTAAAAAATACTCACTCAAATCATAAGTGGTTTTTTCTAATTCATTAAAAGTATATAAATAAACTACAGGAACATAACCAGCGAACTCACTATATCTCAACTTATATTCATAAAAATAATTGTATGTTTTACATAAATCTACAAAAAAGTCCTTAAAAGTTATATTAGGATACTGAACTTTATTAATTTTATAGTCATATTTTACATCTATTATATTCTTTAAATCAATAAATAATGAACCTGATATACGAACAAACGCTTTTTCATATAAAGTATCACCAACAAAATAGCGTAATGTAAATCTAAATGAATAAGAGTGTCCCAATTCTAATGAAACTACTTCATTAATCTTATTAGTTATAGTAGTAAAACTAAACTCTTCTAAATTAGTTTCATCTTTTACTATAAAAACTATATTATCAAAAATCTCATACCAATTCAAATTGTAATCTAATTCTTCAAAATCTATATTAAAATTAAAAAATCCAGTATAGGGTGCTAAATACTTATTAGTTGAATTAAAATAATCATATATATTGTCCCAACTAACAAAATCATTAGTTCCATTTAATATACCATTAGCCAACCATCTAGCATCACTAGGATTATCATAACCTGGTGGATGAAGACGTAAAGGATTGTATAAACTAACATCATCATATGATAGTTCTCTAAAATGTATATTAGTTATACAGGTTCCAGATGAAGTCCCTTGATATATATTAGGACAGATATATAAATTATTCCAGTTTGAAGTTATACCACTAGAAGTGTTTAGAATTACACCAAAATTACTAAACATATTACCTAAAAAATCAATCATATTATATGAAACAATTAAATCTTTCATAGAAACACCACTATCTTTACCTGAATATGCTGAATTAATGTTGTTTATTTCAATCTCATCTCTATAAGTAAATGGACGTTTGCTCGCCATTATAGGAACAAAAACTTTTGTATCACCAGTCCAAGTATTTACTACATTCTCTATATTAAATTGAAAGTTAAAATCCTCACTTAAAGGAACACTATTCATATCAACATTAATAAGTTTCATTAAATTATTCTCTGTTCCATAAAAAACTAGATTATATGAGTATGGTTTATTACTTTTATTAGAAAAACCTTGTATTTGTATATTACCAAGTATCTCATAACCATTAATTAAAATCATAGCATCATATAATATATTAGGATTTATAGTTGTCGTCCCTATAAAACTATAATTCTTAAATATATTAGAATTATTAGCATCAGCAGGTATAGAAAAAGTTTTAGAATAACTACCATAATTGTTTAACATATTGTCTGTTCCCCAACTTCTAGTAATCTCTATTTCTTCATCTCCAAACAAAGAACACTTTTTATATTCTGTGTCTATTTTTATATATAGTTCCATTATATCATACTATTTATTTTATCATACGCTTCGTCTAATGTAATTGAATACTGGATTAGTTTATCATATCTTGCTGTTTTATATTTTATTTCTTTATCTGTAATTATATATGGTTTTCTAGTTGTATAATCAAAAACAAACTCACTTAATAAAAGTTGTTCCATTTTTTCATTTTTAACATCGTCCAACCAACCACTATTCAAAACTACCGTTCCTGTTCCTTTTGTAAATGATTTATGGTATTGTCCAAACTCTAAATCATATTGAAGTTTAGCATCTAATTTATTATATTTATATGTTTCATTAGTTATTTTTAATCCTGTATCTTTTTTACCTGTGAAATGTAAAAAGTCCCATACTCCCCATTTATTTAAGAATTGAAGTGTTGTTATAGTATCACTACAATCATCAGGTATGAAGTTATATGTTTCTCCTAATGTTCTACCTGTATCTGCTGGTCCTGAATAAAACTCAACTCGCATTGGTTTAGTCCAATCAACACTGGTTCCATATGCTTCATATAAATCTTTATATCCACAAGTAATAACTTTAATTTCTTGATTAGCATTTGCTCTTTGTGTTGGTATAATATATTGCGATGAACGTTCGTCATCAACACTATCTCTCCACCAAAATATAACATGTGTATATATACTATTATATCTTAAAGCGAGTTCATAGTGAGCGTATGGTATGATATAATCTATATTAGGTTGTTGTGAGTTCATTATATATTCTAAATCAGTTGTGGTTAAATTAACATCACCAGTGCTTCCTATCGCATATTCTCCATAATAAGTATAACCCATAGTAGCATCAATTACATTAGTATAACCACTTGCGACGGTTGAACCAGTCATATCTGTTTCAATATATTTTACTTTACACCAAGTAGCATTATTTTCAGTATAATACATATTATCAGTAATAAATGAATTGATAAAACTACTTATATCTAATGTGATTGAATTATTTACGATTGGTGTTCTTGTAATCGTAGCATATGAAGTTGTTAAACTACTTGTTGTTCCTCTGGATAAGTATATATCAAATGTATATTTATTAGTTGTTTGTAATCCTGTGAAATAATATACTACTGGACTTCTTGAATAAGTTAATCCTGATGTTGAGTTTGGTTGGAGATATATAGTGAAAGCCATTTTATTATTTTATTTTTTAATAAAAACTATAAAACCATATTTTTGATTTTGTTTCAGTCAAAATTAATTTCTAATAAAAGAGTATCTATATATTCGTCTATTTGTTTTTTATAGTGTTCTATATTTATATCAACTGCGATAGTGAAGAAGTATGTTGGTTTTATTCCTCTTTCTCTTATCTTTTTATTTATTACATAACTATATTTTTTATCTATACCGCGTTGTTTCATCCATTTTTCTAAAACATTTACAGGTATTCCCTTACCTGGTTTCCTTCCATCATTTACAAACATACCATAATCTTTCATAATAAACTCTAATCCTCTTCCTTTAACATTATATTTAATACTATTATATAGAGAACCTGTGTTATTCTTATGTTTCTTTTTAAGTATTGATTTTGCGGTCTTCACAACATCTTCACCCATATCATTAAGTAGTTCTTTTATAGTCATTATTTTATTTTATCATTTTCAATTCTTATTTTATCAACTTTATATGCAAGCCATAAGAATACTTTGTTTATATTCATCTGTAAGATTTCATCTTGTTTAGTAATGTCTCCTCCACATAGTTCATAAATCCAACTATACCAGCCCCACTTTTTACCAAAATGTTCGTCTTGCTGGCTTCTATATCCATCTCCATTAAAGATTTCTGGGTATAGAGTATGAACCCTTTCTGTATTTTCAAAAAAAAACCTATAAAACCTTTTAATATGTCTAGTGTTAAGTTTTCTTTCAACCATTCGTAGTGTGATATATCTGCTTCATATTCTTTTATGATATATTTACTATTTTTTCTTTTAATAATTGGACGATATAATATAGCAATTTGTTTTATTGTATCAGTTGTATCACAATCCACAATTTCAGCGAAAGTCATATCATCAAAATTAGGATTAATTCCATATTCAATACCATCAATTAAAAATGTTTCTATTAATTTTGGAGGCATCTGTAATATGTTAATAATAATTTCATACATATCCATAACCATATTATATTTCAATGAATTATATTTTTTCTCATCAATCTCATAAAACATCATTATAGTTTTCATTAAAACTAATTTATCATTTGATTTATCAGTATCATTTAATTCATTAATAAACTTTTCATATTCTAAATAAGTTTTTACTTTTATATCACTTTGTTTCCTCGGTATTTTCATTTTTCATTTTATTTTTTTCTACATATTCTTTTAACTTTAATAAAAAAGTTAATTCACTATTATAGGACTCGTATAAACTATCACTCAATAGTTTTTGAAGATAGTTTATACGCTCATATAACTCATTTTCACTATTACTCATCTTTCTTTAATACCAATCCATTATCCGAATAATTTGTGATTACATATATTCTATCTACTTTATATGTTAAGTTCAATAGTTGAGTAGATAAGTATAAGTGGTCCTTTTTGTTTTCTTGTTCATCTGCTTTACTTTCCAACATTCTATTATTATCTTGTATCATTTCCCACATTTTTTGACCTCTTTCATCAGTAGAATTATAGTGATTTTGTATCATACTCCACATTTTATCTTGTTGGTCCGTAGATTTTACATTTTCTGCTTTAATAGATTGAACGTTTCCGTTGATAGTTGATATACTTATTACTAACCAAGTAAAGAAAGTGATTAGAAATGGTATAATAAACCATAGTATTTTATCCTTAAATTGTTCTAGTTTATTTATCATATTTTATATCATTTTATTTTTTGTTAGCAATAGTATATCTTGTTAGATGTTTCCAATTGCTGCTAGTTTTTCATCTATTTTTGTAATCTCACTAGTAAAATAATTCTTTTGATTGTTTAAATCAGCGATAGAATAACGTCCTATACTTTTTGGTATAACTACATCATTATCATTTATATCTTTAACGGTTTCATTTACATATAATTCATAAATGTCGCTATCAATGATAGGTTGGTTTGTGATTTGTTTTGCTATAATGCTCATAATTTTATATTTATTTTTTAGTTATTGTTGAACTTCTCCTTTAATTTTTCATATTGTTCTTTTTCTAAATCATTTGCGTTAGTTGGTTTTTGTAAAATCTCAATAACTGCTAATAGATTTTTAGCGTCATTAACACCTGTGAAAGTTGTTTTGTTTAACACATTTAAAATGAAGTTTATAACTTCTGGTTGTAATTCATAATTTAATTTTGTTTCCATATATATAATTATTTTTTTTTAGAAAAACTTTTTGATAAGGACGGTGTAGTTTTGTATTGTTAAAACATCACCATTTCCATCGCTAGTTATTATTAATTGTATTGTATCATTTGTATTTAATTCTTTGACGCAGGTTCCAGATATATTAAAAGTTTCACCAGCAGTTTTACAGAATTGTTCCATATCACTACCTGGTATCATTACACCGTCTTTCACTGCTAGTTTAATAGTTGTGCTATTAGTATCTGCTTTAACAGAAGCATACCAGTTTATATTGAAGTATTGTGGTATTGTTCCTATATATTTTATCTTTGGGTCTATGGTTGTTCCAGTTAAAACAAAATCTTCTAATGGTTCATTTATAAAATTACCCAGAATTGGAACATAAGTTCCAGCGGTTGTGATAGTTGTATTAGTAGCACCTGATAAATAAGCATATACTCCTGATTTCTTTGAAGATATATAACCACTAGTTATTGTCTTTATTATACTATCGCTTCCAAGTGTAATAGTATTAGAACCATTACCAATAGCGTTTGCTCCTATTACCGTTTCATTTGTGGTTCCACTAGCACCTGATTTTGTATTATAACCAAGATATAAACCATAATTACTTGCTTCATTTGAAGTATCATTATAAAGATAAGCACCAGAATAAGTTCCACTAGCAGTATTATTAGAACCAGTTGTATTATTACTTAATGAATAATTTCCATTAGCAGTATTAGCACCACCAGTTGTATTTTTATTTAATGAATAATTACCATTAGTAGTATTATAATTACCTTCTGTATTATTTTGTAATGAATACGCACCACTAGCAGTATTTTGATAACCAGTTGTATTATTTTGTAATGAATAATAACCACTAGCAGTATTATAATTACCAATTGTATTTAGATTTAATGAATAATAACCATTAGCAGTATTATTAGAACCAGTTGTATTAGAATATAATGAATACGCACCATTAGCAGTATTAAAAGTTCCTATTGTATTAGCATATAATGAATACGCACCACTAGCAGTATTATTACCACCAGTTGTATTAGAAAATAATGAATACGCACCACTAGTAGTATTATTATTACCTTCTGTATTACTTCTTAATGAATACGCACCACTAGCAGTATTATTACCACCAGTTGTATTAGAAAATAAT